TGTTGACTGCGTGTGCTTCCCAGGAGGCTTTGGTGATGCCGATAGATTTGATAGGCTGCTAAGGTGGAATCGTGATGCGGTGAAAGCGTTTGTCGACCGAGGCGGAAAGTATCTAGGTATCTGTATGGGAGCATATTGGGCAGGAGAATACTATTTTGACCTTCTACCTAATATTAGTGTAGAACAATATATTCGAAGACCCGATACCTGCACCCGTAGGCCACATCCTAAGGCCATGCCTGTGCAATGGAAAGGCAATAACGAAAGGATGTACTTCTATGACGGCTGTGCATTTGTTGGTGATAATGTAGACGTTGTGGCTCGTTATAGCAACAGTGATCCTATGGCCATTATACACAAGAACATCGGACTAATAGGATGTCATTTAGAAAGCGAACAATGGTGGTATGATAAACAATACCTCGAGCCGCATTGGCATCGAGGTATCCATTACAATCTATTACTAGACTTTGTTAATGGTCTACGATAATACTGTAAAGTTCTTTCCAATCTTTGACCACTGGATAGGCACAGGTATGATGCATGTTATGACCGTGTTCAACAAGAATACTTTTTAATCCTAGTGCGTATCCAACATCGGCGTTCTGCGGCTTGTCTTCAATCCACCACAGGCCGCTGTCTTTGTACGGAGCCAATGCAGAGTCTTTGTCTGCTCCTGTATCTAAACAGATAACACTTTCAATAGCATTACCAAACAACTTACGCAGATTCATTTCACGCAGTTTCTGTGCGTTCTTGTCTAGACTTAGGCTTGTGATAACACGGAATTCATAGCCGTGTTCTTCGTGCAGTCGTTTAACATAGTAAGCACTATCACGAAGTGCAGGCAGAAAGCCAATAGCTGCTGACTCATTAAAAGTCTTGACAACCTTTTTGGCGTCTTTTTCTTCTAGCTCATTGTAGTGATGATGTAGATAATAGCTCTTCTTGTTATCTGCTGTCAGTGTATAACCACGTTCTTGCATCCAAACTGAGAATGCCCATTCCCAATCCAAAAGTACGCCATCTGCGTCTGTGAGTATGATTTTCTTTTTCATAACAGTATTATACTATTATTTTGGGCTTTTGTCAACCGACTAAGTAAAAGATGAATATAATAATCTACACCCTGGTGATGGTACAAATCACTATAGCCTGTGTCACTCTGTATTTGCACAGAAGCCAAACACATAGAGCTGTGCAATTTCACCCTGCGATTAACCACGTTATGCGAGCCTGGCTTTGGCTAACCACAGGCATGATTACTCGTCAATGGGTGGCCATACATCGCAAACATCATCAACGTTCGGACCAAGAAGGCGATCCACACAGTCCACAAATCTACGGTATTTGGCGTGTGTTATTCGGAGGAGCATTGCTTTATCATTCAGCCAGCAAAGACACTGCAATGGTTGACTCCTTGAGCAAGGACTGTCCTAATGATTGGATTGAACGCAACCTTTACTCCGCACACAGTCGCTCAGGTATTCTTTTAATGCTGGTCATAGACTGCTTGCTCTTTGGACCGTGGGGACTGATTGTGTGGGGTATTCAAATGATATGGATTCCGTTCTGGGCGGCCGGTGTAGTCAACGGACTCAGCCATTGGTGGGGATATCGCAACACAGATACCAAAGACACCAGCCGTAACATCATCCCTTGGGCTATATGGATTGGTGGGGAAGAACTACACAACAATCATCATGCCGATGGTGCCAATGCCAAGTTCAGTCAGAAGTGGTGGGAGTTTGATCTAGGTTGGATGTATATTTCAATACTGCGGTTCTTTAAGTTAGCCACAGTTAGATAAAGAAAAAGCACCCGAAGGTGCTTTTCTTTTACCACTATTGTAATGCTCTATGAGCGTACTTTTATTTCTTCACGCCGCTGTTAACAAATGAATACATTTTTTCGGCGGTTTCTAGTACTTTATCTAAACCTGGAAACTCTGGCATACCTACTTTAGTAACGATTTGACCAGTCTTCTCATCACGAGTAGCTGTCATTTCCCAACCTGCAAATTTAGATTGGAAATCATCTTGTACTAGGCTTTTTGCCATGCCCAAGATGTCTGTACGGATTTCGTAGCCGTTCTTGTTGAATTTAACTTCTGGTAGTTTTGGTGCTGTAAAAGTGTCTGACATTTTAATTCTCCTGTGTGTAATGTCTGTGTCTAGCAGCTACTTCTATTTCGCTGTTAGTTTATTATATAGCCTTAATTTAAAAAAACAAGCTATTTTCTGATTCTGTTTATCCGTTCACGGATGATCTCTACCACGGGTTCTGCCAACACCACTTCATAGTGGTTATAGTCGACATCTACTAGTTCCATATCTGCATGGTGCCGCTGACTTTGAATGCTGACCACTCCGTCGTTGGCCACAACTATGAAAGGACTGCGACCCTGTACAGTGACCACGTTGCACCAAGGATGCTGTACTTTGATCTTAGCCGCTTCCCGCATGGCCCAACTGCTGGGACCAATATCGCGCATGAGCCTGCTGAATGGTAAAAAGTATTGAGCATAGTCTGCTACTTCAGCACCGCCATAGGGTGTGCTTAGTGTAACTGCACCCAATACCTGTGTGGGCAAATGATGGCTGAGATGCAGAGCATATATGCCACCTAGACTGTGCGCTATGAAAAAACAGTCGTCGACTCCAGCCAAACTCTGCTGCATAGCTGCTAGATTGTGTTCAAATCCATCACGACTGTCATAGTCGATATCTATGCCATTACCTAATTTACTTCTAATATAGTTGAAGCTTTCGCTGGTGGCATTAGCACCGTGTATATAAACTAAGTTCATAGTGTATATATCTTGCGATGCAACAAGTTACTTGATCATCAAGGCTTTGGCTGCTTCGTACTGACCGATGCGAGCCAAATGACTAGCAGCACGAGCTCGGCCGAATGAATCAAACGCTGACCAGATTGAGTTTAAGAAGTTTTTCATAGATATTTTTCCTTTTGGGAGTTGTATTGTTGGATATAGTTTTCCAACTGTGCGGCATCGGTAATGCCTTTGTCTGCTAGATACGCATCTAGACTTGATTGATAGCTGCTACCTGGGAACATTTCACTTAAACGTTCTAGGATAGACTGCATCTTTTCTGATAGATATTTCATTTTATTCCCTGTGTGTTTGTGTAGAACTTAGTATTCCTACTCAGTATTTACCATTAGTAGTGTTACAACTTGATTAAATAGAACAAACAGTGTATAATATCAAATGATGCGCAGAGGGTAAATACTAGACTAGGAAAGGCACATGAAACTAAAAACAAGATCGATCCTGCAGGAATTAAATGAACTGGCAGAAATCCGAAACAAGGATGAACTGTTTGAGAGTCGTGCCACCAACATCATCAATTCAGCTATTAATCTGCTAGAAACGTTGAAAAAACACTACACTGCGGAACAGGCAGATGAACTAGAACGAAGACTGTTAAATGCCATACGTGGGCAGGATCCTGCCAAATTCACTCGAGGCATACGCAAGATCGCCGAATCCAAAAGAACCAAGAGACCGTTAAATGAATCAGAGTAAACTACTAGAAGGCGGCAATGTGTTCAAGGGTGCAGACAAGCAGCCCCTAACACAGCGCATTGCCACTGCAGATGTAGAAAGCACAGTGGACTACATCGAAAAGATCACAGGACTAGACTTTACCAAAGAGAAAGATCTAGACGATAAGAAGCCAGTTAAATGGTTAGGCACCACTGGACGCAAAGAAGATCCAGATGGCACCTTTGAACGCAACAGTTCCGGCGACCTAGACCTCAGTGTGGATGCTAACGAAGTAGACAAAAAAACCTTTGCTGATAAATTGATATCACAGTTCGGCAAAGAGAACATCAAACTCAGCGGCGACAACGTGCATTGGAAGGTGCCTATCAACGGTGATTCAGCCAATGGATTTGTACAGGCTGACTTTATGTTTTCCGCCAATCCCAAGTTCCAACAGGGAAGTATGATTGGTGGTCAAGGCGAGTATCGTGGAGAGCACCGTCATATTGTATTGAGCTCAATTGCTCGTGCTAGAGGAATGAAGTACAGTCCCAAGCATGGACTGCTAAACGCCACTACAGATGAACTGCTGCCCGACGGCAATGATTGGAACAACATTGCTAAACAGCTATTGGGTCAAACAGCCACGGTCAAAGACATTCGCTCAGTAGATGCGATCCTTAACTACATCAAGAAACTGCCTAACTATGAAGAATTGGTCGCAGGTGCTCGTGAAACGCTGGGTCGTCAGGGCATAGAGCTGCCTAAGGCCAATCAAATAGAAAGCTATCAACCAGGTACTATAGGTTGGATGCGACAACTTATAGAAATAGTAAAATGAGATTCTGGGAACTGTTATTAGAAGATGATGCACCTCCTGCCAAGAAAGTTGGCAGAGAATTTAATCACCTAGAAGATCTAGTATTCACAGAAGCCAACGGCGCTAACAAAGCTATCAAGATCCTAAAAGACCTAGCCAAACCTGAAACCAGTATCACCATCAAGTGGGACGGCAATCCCACAGTGTATTGGGGACGTGATGACGACGGCACATTCCGCATGGTGGGCAAGAACAACTGGGGTCGTGAAGAAGGCAAAAGCTCTAGCCCAGACGAACTGAAATCATTCATCATGAGCCGCGGCAAAGGCGAAGACTGGCGGCCCAAGTTTGCTGGGGATATGGCAGCACTGTGGCCTATATTTGAAGCTGCTACGCCCAAAGATTTCCGTGGTTATGTCTACGGCGATATCCTGTTCCACCCAGGCAAGTCATACACAGGTGCAGATGGCCGCATTTCATTCACTCCTAATCAAACCACTTACTCAGTTATGGTCAACAGCGACACGGGTCGAGCACTGGCCAAGGCCAAGGTAGCCGTGGCAGCGCACAAGGTATTCAGTTATTTTGGGGACAAGAGTGGAGAAGATTTTGATAATCCGGAACTGTTTAATAACACTCCTGCACTTGAAGTATTCGGACTAACCAGCGTCAGTCATAGACCAGCTGTGGGTGCAGATAATCTAGCTAAGATAGAAGCCCTGGCCAAGAACCAGACAAAGATCAACGGCCTATTAGCTCCTGTCGCAGGCATGGGCTATCTACAAACTGAAATATACACCTTTGTGAATACTCAGAGCAAGACCAAACAGCTAGACAACATCAATACTGATGCGTTCATGCAGTTTCTTGCTAAAGCACCAGCCAAAGCAGCCAAAGTACAGGCCCACAGCGAACGCTATCCCGGAGTTATGGATCTGCTGTTTGAACTAGTACGTGAGATCATGTCGGCCAAAGATGAAGTGATCCGTGAGCTCGATGGTGCAGGTGGTGAAATAGAACAAAGCACTGGCGGCAAGCCAGGCGGAGAAGGTTATGTAGCCGGCGGATCTAAGCTAGTACCACGTGATCGTTGGACCCCATTTAGAGCTGATTAATACATCAAAACACCTGATTTTCTCAATCCAATATAAATACTTGCATAGGAATCAAGGTGGTTCCTAATATTGCCGGCCTCTGAGCGAGGTCATTGATCAAGGAGAATTTATCATGGCAGACATTTCAACAGTAGCACAAATTTATGACAACGCTGGTGCAGAAATCACAGCAGCTCGTGTGGGTGCAAACGCATACAAATTTGTTGATCCAGCATCACAGTTCAGCACACGTAAACTACGTTTTGTTAAGATCGTTAACGGCGGTGACTTAACATCAGGTGACTTTACTACTAACAAAGCAACCACTAACAGCAACCTAGCCAAAGCAGTTCGTTGTGCTCAGAACTATGGTGAGATTTATGTAATTGGCACACCATCAGCAACTGGTTTGATCGTTGGTTACGCAGACGACACACTAAACGATGGTTCAGCAGCAAGCCCATCAGCATCTGATGCATCTTATGGTAAACTAGAAGCTGAACTTACAGCAGCAGTTGGTGGTACACACACTGTAACCACAGTTGTACCAACAGGTATCACATTCGCTTAATTTAAATTAAGTTTATTCTCAGGGATGGGAAGCACTAAAGCGCCGCAAGGCGCTTTTTTGTTGGCTGAATTTCTGTGAGTTAAATACATACATTATGGCACGATACCAAATTGTTACTCTTGTAGATATAACCCGAAGTCAACCTTCACGGGACACCACTGACAGCACTCTGTTAGGACAGCAGGCCAACTTCAACAGCCTACTACAGGCCATAGGATTGAGATCCAACGTGGAATGGCTGCGTGATCCAAAAAAACACACAGGAAGACTACCTGCACCAGCCACCGGCAAGGCCACACATTGGATCTGGGAATTTGATTGTGAACGTGATGAGGTATTTTTACAGGACGGTGATCCTGTATATTTGTTGGTGCATGATCTCAATCATGTGCCGGTGATAGTTGATTTAGAAAACAGTGAAGACATAGATCCAGCAGCCTTCCAAACTCAAGGTGACATGATAAATACTTGGGTAACAATGATTTAGGCAAAGAGTGTTTTTACACAGTTAGCATAAATACTAGTTCAAAGGCACCCATTAGGCATTCAATCATACATTAGGCACATGGCTCGGAGCGAGCACTTGACTTATAACATTGGAGAGCCTGAATGGCCACAACCGTAGAGCGACTTGGCATAGTCGAAACAAAAGTTGCTAATCTGGATGAAAAGATCGACGAAATCAAAGTCGATGTTAATCAGCTGGGCAGCGGTATAAATTCTAGACTAGATCAAATGTACGATGCTTCATGCACACAGCATGCAGAGCTGGCTAAATCTATCAAAAGTACCCACACAGAACTAGACGCTAAAATCTCCGAACTGCAACAATTTAAACAGAAGTGGATGTATCTTGTTCTAGGCGGTATAGCAGTTCTAGGATTTGTATCAGGGCATTTCGAAACGTTAATAAAAATATTCCACTAAAATATACGCAGTTAAATAAAGGACCGATGGTCCTTTCTTCATGACACAAATCAGCCGTAGACTAGAACAGATAGTTCGCCGAGAATTATCTAAAAATATCATCCCAGTAAAAACTCCGGACGGTATACTAGTGGGCGACGTACTCATAACCAATCAAGATAATCTCAAATTCCTTTACAGGAACACACAGTTGATCTATGCAGAAATACACTTAAACTCTGTGGCTATCAAAATGGCTAATATCCTGGCCCTAAGACACAGTCATGTATCAGTGGATGTATTGTACAGAGCTGATCAAGAATACGGACGTTGGTTTGTTGACAGCCAGATGCTGAGGGCACAGCATCAAAAAGCCATACATACACAGGACTACGATCGTGCAGACGTGCTGTGGGCTAGGTACAGCGAAAGCCGAGATCGCACTGTTACTGCTAAAAATCAAGCAGAACGTTTGTTGTGAATTGAATAAATACTACATCAATCTGGATCCCATAAAATGAGAACAACCGACCTTTTTAAAAACAATAGATCTTCAAAAAGACTCAACGAATCTTTGGCCAAGACATTTGGAACTAAATTAGACCTAGAGAGTTTTGATACTCCTAAGTTAGAGGATGCACGTAACAAACTACGCACCCAAATACACACAGCCCGACAAGAAAGCGGATTCAATGAAACTATCGAAAACGAAACCCTAACGCAGGCACAGTTCATGCACGATGCTATTGTTGCAGAACTAATGGATCGTGAAGAACATATAGTAGATACTAGTGTCCAAGAAGGTGCAGATATCGACAGACAAGAATTAATGGATATCCTTAAACGTTTCGACGAAGACATGAACGAAATCGGTGGCTACGGTGATCCAGATTATGACAAAATCCTAGCTGCTCTAAGCCAAGGCGATGTTGAATCCGCTGTTGAAGTAGTATGGTATGCCTATGCTGATCAGGATGGCGGTGAGCTTCGCGATATGGACAACTACATTGAAAGTCTTGAAGATCAGTTCAAGGATCTAGTTGGCGGATCAGATGACGACGAGGGTGGTGAAACAGACGACAACTATGCACTAGCATCAGCAGGCTTTGGATCGGACGAAGACTACGAAAGTGTTAACAACGAAGGTGGTCGTGATGCATATCAACGAGACCAAGATAACAGCGTTAGTGGCATGGGTCGCAGAGAAAGAGAAAATGACGAAGGCAACACAGAACCACCAAACAACTTTGCTGTTAGTATCAACGGCAAGCAGTGGAAAGTATTCAAGGGTCGCGGCCAGTATGCTGACGACTCAGCCGAAAGAAAACATTATTACCAACTCAAGGACTGGGCAGCTAAAAAGAGCGAGTCCACCGGCAAGAAATGGGAAGTACACGTAACCGGTGCACCTGCCACAGAAAGCATTAATCAAAAGGAAGATATGAATACCAACGAAGCATATATTAATAATGCTAAAGATGCGATTAATCTTTTAGCCGATATTAGAAAACAATCTAAAATGGCAGAACGCGGACAAGGCGACCCAGTTAGACCAAATCAATTGGTCAATGACCTATGGGATGTCATGCAATGGATTGAAGCCAATATGAAAGAATCAGTTAACACAGAATCCGTCACAACAGGAGATATTATGACAAGATTACAAGAAGGCGAAGTACAACAGGCTTCCGCTATCGTTACAGCAAAGACCATGGTTGACAGAGTCAGCCGTTGGATTGAAGAATTATCAAGCATGGAGAACGACACACTGCTACAGTTGGGTGATTCAATCCGTGATGAAATGGGACAAGAGCAAGCCAAAGCATTTATTAGCTCAGTGGCGCCTGCGATCCAACAAGCACTGGAAAATTTAAAATCCACACGCGAAACAATGGCCACTGGTGTTCGCCAACTAACTGGCGAAGAGCAAGGTGCAGAAATGCTAGGTAGTGATCCAGCTGAGATGGGTGATGAAATGGGACCAGCAGAGCCAGACGCAATGAACATGGACGGCGACATAGGCGACATGGGCGGCGAAGATGAATTTGCCGCAGCAGAACCAGCAGCAGGTGGACTAGGTGATGCAGGACGTGAGCAACGTGAAAGCATCAACCGCAGCAGCAGCCTACTAAAAGTGTTGGCAGGCTAATGCGACTCGGTGAAATTACCTCTGCCAAAGAACAGCAGCAGTTAGATGAAATTCTACCGGTGTTGGGCGCAGTTGCCGGCGGTGTAGCACGAGGCGCTGCTGCGTTGGGTGGCGCTGCAATGAGAGGTGGTACTGCTCTTGCTAAAGGTGTTGGCAACGCGGTGTCACAAGGTGCTAAAACTGTGAGCAATGTAGCATCACAAGGTGCCAAGGCAGTGGGACAGGGAGTCAAGGCAGTTGGACAAGCAGCTCAGGCAGGTGGCCTAGGCGGTGAAGTAGATCCGGCAGCGCAGGCTCAACAAGTAGTTGCTGCTAAAAAAGAAGTGCAGGATCAAATCAAAGCCAAGCAACAAGAACTGCAACAACTACAACAACAACTGGCACAGATAAAATGAGATTTTTTGAATTCGCAGATACTGATGTTGATCTCGACAAGTTTGTGATCATACTCAAAAACTTTGTAGGAAGGTCAGCTTCTAAAAAACAAGCTGCCAAGTTGAATTGGAAGAGCCTACAGCAGATTGCAGATCGCAGCGGATTCGAAATGGGTGCTGACTATGAAACTTTTAAAAGCATCTATGACTCTAGCCCAATCATACAAAGTCTAGTAAAGAATTTTAACGCCGACGGCATTGAACTAAATGTACCAGGCACTGACAAAGATACTCAAACGCCAGTCAAACAGGGTCAAACTAGTCAAGACCAAGTGGATCAAATAGCAGCATCTGCTGCTCCCCAACAATTAGCTGCTCAGGCTTGACAACTTGATTTAAATCCTGTAATATATACAGGATGACTACAACTTTTACTCCTCCACCGTTCATCGAACGGATCCAATACAAAAACTGCAAACAGATCAACGATCCTGTTACACGCAAACGTGTGTATCTAACACCCGACGGTGAAAGCCTGCCGAGTGTTACTACTATCCTTTCAGCTACCAAGGATATGACACACTTAAACGAATGGCGAGATCGGATCGGACATGCTAAAGCACAACAGATCACCACAGAAGCTGCTGGAGTAGGCACAGCCATGCATGCCAACCTAGAACGATTTGTGGTTGGTGAACAACGACAGCCCGGCAACGCACCTGTGCATGTTCAGGCCAATAAAATGGCTGATGTTATCATTGAGAACGGTCTCAGCAAAGTCAGCGAAGTATGGGCCATGGAGCAGAGTCTATACTTTCCGGGACTGTTCTCGGGTACCACTGATCTTGTAGGTGTGCATGATGGTGAACCCGCGGTAATGGATCACAAGCAGACCAACAAGCCCAAGAAAGCAGAATGGGTAGAAGATTACTATCTACAACTGATGGCCTATATATTAGCACATAATGAAGTCTACGGCACAGACATTCGCAAGGGTGTTATCTTTATGTGTTCACGTGCTTTTGAATATCAACAGTTTACTCTGGAACCCAAAGACTTTAACAAGTGGCAAGATGCTTGGTTGAACAAAGTAGAAGAGTATTACGCCCTACGATAAGCTAAATACTAGAAACAGAAGTTTCTAGGAGAATACCGTGGCCGTTGTCCAAATATCGAAAATCCAAGTCCGTAGAGGACAAAAAAATTCAAACAGTGGCATTCCGCAACTAAGCTCTGCTGAATTTGCATGGGCAGTAGATTCTCAAGAACTGTTTATAGGCAACGGTAGTGTGTTAGAAGGTGCTCCGTATGTGGGCAACACTAAAGTACTCACAGAACACGATAACATACTAGAACTAGCATCTAGCTATCAGTTCGCCAGCGATGACACAGCTATTACTCTCAGCGTACCGAGAAGCCTCCAAAGCAAAGAGGATGAAACTGTCAGTGTGGCAGACTTCGGTGCTGTAGGTGATGGAAGCACTGACTGTGTGGCAGCATTTGAAACTGCGTTCACAGAACTATTTAGAAACGCCAACGAAAATTATAAAAAAGAATTATTGATACCCAATGGTGAATATTTATTCACCAGTGACTTGGCTGTGCCTAGTGGAGTAATTCTCAAAGGTGAAACACAGTTAGGAGCTGTGTTAAACATTGGCGCCAACGACATTCGATTGATAACCAGCCAAGGACTTGAACTAGGAGACTTTAATAGTACCAATCGACCACAGAATCTGCAATGGAGTAATTTTACTATTAAACGCACCACTGGAACACTAACTCTATCTGGATTAGCAGAGTCCAGATTTCAAGATGTACGATTTCTCGGCAACTACAATTTAAACGATTCAGTAACATTAGCTACTGAACCTGCTGCGGTATTTTGGCAGAACGATGATGTTGGCACCAGAGCACATAATATTGTATTTGACGGATGTGTGTTTGAACAACAAGGTATATCAGCAAAGTGTTTACAAAGTGATAATACGTTTGAGACTGTAGTGAGATTCCAAGACTGCAAATTTTTTGTCAATGACACATCTATCTACATCGATGGAGTCACTGCTCAAGGCAATCGTTGGCAGATTAATGACTGCGAATTTGAAGAAGTTGCCAATCAAGCATTCAGATCAACAGCTGGCCGCGGCACATTGATACAGAGATCAAAATTCAAATCTGTAGGCAACGGTATCAGTTTAGTCAGTTCCAATCCCAACGACTACATGGTGTACTTTGGTGAAAAGATAGGCAATGTGGTAGTTGACTGCACCAGCGATCGCCAACAAGCGGTCACTGTGATATCTGGCACAGCTGCTTTCTCAGAAGTCTATAACGCTGCGGGTGTGTCCTTTGTTGACAAAAATTATGCACCGATATCACTGTCTGACAGTTTTGCTCCCCTAGCAGCATTTTCTGCACAAAACAAATTTACTGTGATAAATTACTGCCTTAAACTGGGCGAGCACACTAGGTATGGCACAGCGACTATAGTCATCGGCGACGATCTCAGTCCTGCTAGTCACGGCAGCGATGTCTCAATCTCAGATAGTTTTACGTATTCACCTAATACACTTACATCACCAGGAGGAAACACAATGAGTAATTTTGAATTCAGTGTATCTAAGAGCAGCAACACTGTCTTAGACGATTCAACAGCACCAGTAATAGATACTGTGATGTTGACCTATAAAAATCCTCTTGCCACCGGTATCGCCGGGTCCATATCGTATGATGTGGCCTACGGTGTTTGATGAGTATGGAACCAAAAGACTAGCAGCTTGGCGACAGTTTAGAGAAAGTTTAGAAACAAGTCCAACCCCATTGGAAGATGTTGCTGAACTTTGGTGTCATGCACCTTTTGTAAGTCCATACTTAGATCCACAACTCCCCACAGAATGGCCCGATCCATGGCATCTCATGCTGGATCTTAGGCTGGATGATCTTGCATTAGTGCTAGGAATGCTGTATACTATTAAATTAACACAGCGGTTTATTGATACCAATTGTGAGATACATATGTCTATGTGTCCACAAAAGAAACAACACCAATACATGTTAGTAGTCGGAAACGAACAGGTTCTTAACCTTGAATATGGCACAGTAGTAAGCGCAGAACAACTTAAACACCTCGATACCAAGACAATATACGCAGTTAGCAAATTGCAATAAATACCTCACAACGATAAAACAGAGAACGATAAATGACAAGCATTACAGTTATTAAAAGAAACGGCAATAAAGAGCCGTTGGCAGTAGAAAAATGGCAGGCGCAGGTAGCGAAAGTTTGTCAAGGCATTGCTGATGTTAGTCAGTCAATGATAGAGATCAAAGCACAACCTCATTTTTATGACAACATCACCACAGAAGAGATAGATGGCCTTACCCTAAGAGCCATAGTGGATCTAATTGATGTTGAATCAAATCCAGATGTAGGCAACACCAATTACCAATTCGTAGCAGGTAAACAAAGACTCAGCATGTTGAGGAAGGATGTGTATGGCAGTTACACACCTCCCCACCTCTATGACATTGTAAAGAAGAATGTATCAGTGGGGCTCTACACCAACGAATTGTTAGAATGGTACAGTGAAGACGACTGGAACCGTATGCACGAAATGCTGGACCATGCTAAAGATGAAGAATATTCTTATGCAGCCATCGAACAATTGATTGAAAAATATCTAGTAAAGAATCGTGCCACCAAAGAAATCTATGAAACACCTCAGATCCGATATATGATAGCAGCGGCCACTGTGTTTCACAAAGAAGAACCCAACACAGCTAGAATGAAACTAATCAAGGAATATTACAATGCAGCTTCAGACGGTCTATTTACTCTCGCTACTCCTGTTCTTGCTGGCCTTGGCACTCCCACTAAGCAGTTTTCTAGTTGTGTGCTCATTCGCAGTGATGATGACCTTGACTCCATTTTTGCTAGTGGTGAGATGATGGCCAAGTATGCCAGCAAACGTGCTGGCATTGGCTTGGAGATAGGACGTCTGCGCTCGTTGGGCAGTCCCATCAGAGGTGGGGAGATTCAACACACAGGTATGATACCGTTCCTGAAAAAATGGTTCGGTGATTTACGTTCATGCAGTCAGGGTGGTATCCGCAATGCGTCAGCTACTGTGTTTTATCCCATATGGCATCTACAGTTTGATGATCTCATCGTGCTTAAGAATAATCAAGGCACAGACGAAACTAGAGTCCGCCATATGGACTATGGTGTCGTACTCTCGGCATTCTTCTGGAGACGCTTTAAAAACAAAGAAAACATAACATTCTTTGATCCTAATGAAGTTCCCGACCTGTATGAAGCATTTTATAAAAACACACAGAGATTCGAAGAGCTATATGTAAAATACGAAAAACGCAAAGACTTGCGCAAGAAAACAATGAGTGCTGAAGAAGTATTCAAGTCAGGCATTCTCAAGGAGCGTACAGATACAGGTCGCATCTATTTGGTGTTTATTGACAATGTTATGGAGCAGGGTCCTTTTGATCCAGAATATCATACCATATATCAAAGTAACCTGTGCTGTGAGATCTTACTACCAACTCGTTCATTCAAAAGACTAGACGACGAGACAGGACGCATAGCGTTATGTACACTGGGATCCATCAACTGGGGTGCGTTCCGTAACCCAGAAGACATGCGCCGTGCATGTCGCATACTACAACGTAGTTTGTGCAACATTTTGGACTATCAAGATTTTTTGAGTATTCAAAGCAAGTTGAGCAACGACGAAATTCAACCCTTAGGCATTGGTGTAACTAACCTTGCTTATTGGCATGCAAGAAGGGGAATAAAATATGGCGACAAAGACGCACTGGCAGAAGTTAAAGTTTGGATGGAGCATCAAGCCTTTTACCTTACAGAGGCCACGGTCGA